ATGAGAAACGCTATTGAGATCGCCGCTGACATCCGCAACGCCGCCGAGTGGGATAACGACCTGTGCGCGGAGCTGTGTAAGGCCGCCGGTATGGAAAATGAGTGGAACGCCGCGGACGGCGATACTTTTGAATCCGTCGTCAATGCCGCAGCCGAAAAACTGGGCGTGAAGATCTACTAATGACGCAGGTCCCCATCTGGGGGCCATTTTTGTAAGGAGAATCACATGGAAAAGTTTGACCAGCAGAAGTACAAGAACGCATTCAACCGTGAAAAGTATGAAAACATTGTCGTCAGGGTTCCCGCCGGAAGCCGTGATTCCATCAACGTGCAGGCCCGAGAAAAAGGGTTTTCCAGCACGAACGCCTACATTCTGGATCTGATTCAGAGAGATTCAAAAAACACCTGAATTTCTCTTTACATCTGCTTGCAGATGTGCTATAATAAAATCACGGAAAACAATACAACACACAACATCATGGAGGTCCAAAGTTATGAAGCTTTCTCAGAACATGCTCAAGAAAATCTGGAATGCACGCGACGTGGTCAGCGGTATGGACGGTTGGGTCTTTGGAACGAAGTACAACTACCGTGCCCTGAAGTGGAATCGGGACGGGGACATGCAGGTTTGCAAATACGAAGGCAACGACGATCTTGAAATTGCCTGGTTTAATGTCAAAGATCTCATTGATGACTTTGACGCAAAGTACGAAGCCGAACAGAAAGCGCTGTCAGAGCTCAGAGAAGATATCGAGAGAGACGGTGCCCGGCTCTTAGCGTTTGATCCTGATGAAGATTAAATAAAAGAAGCCCCCAGGTGACGCGCGAACGCCGCCCGGGGGCTTTTACGGAAAACATACCTCACACACTTAGAGGTATGGAAAAAGTATATCACGACAAGATATTTTTGTCCAGAGAGGAGTAAGCATGGAAAAGATATACCCACCTCTTGCCATTCTGAAGGAGATCACAAGGGTCATGCCAAAGGTCTGGCAGATCATTGACGTGTCCCGGCCCATAGGCGTACAAAATTCAGGGTGCCCAGACAGATGCTTCGCCCCCATCGAGACAGCCACAGCGGCAAGCATTTTCTGCCAAGAAAGCGCCGCCGGGAAAAAAGGTGCAGATATCGACATCCCGCAGCCCAGATTGACGCTTGCCCTCGCCCAGTGGCGAAAGGATAAAGAGGTCTTTGTGGTAGACCCAGACTTTGCCGCCGTGCTTTATGCGCAGGATGATATGGACATTCCGGCAGCCGCCTTTGACTATCTGCCTTACAGCTGCTTCTATGTAGAGAGCCCCGGCCTTGATGTGTACCTGACCGGAATTCATGGCTTTTTCTTTTATCTGGGATGGGACACGAAAGAGCAAAAAGTTCTTCTGAGCTTTGTCTTTCTCGGGGAAAGTGGCGGATGCTATCCCTTTGACCTTCCACTTGATGGAGAAAGCCTTGACGTGTGCTTTGATGCCGCTGTCAAGAAGCGGGCACAGAGCGGAAACGCCCACCTTGCCACGGTGGCGCGGCAGGAGAAAAAGCAAAGAGATGCTGTCATCTCTCTTTTGCGCTGTGCCTTGCAAGTGGTGCTGTATCTATGCGCATCCAACGCAGAGATCGTCCCCGATCCAGAGCAAAAGACCGTCACAAAGCACAGCCGCACCGTCAAAGACCGGTATGCAGAGATCAGGAAGTGGGATGTCGGTATGCGTGTAGGCGCATCGCTCCGTGAGCAATCCAGGCGCGCCGCCGATGAGGATGCCTCGGCCCGCACTGGCAGCCACCAGCAGAAGCGGCCGCACATGCGCCGTGGGCACTGGCACCACTTCTGGACAGGCTCGAAGTCTGAACCGGATAAAAGAAAGCTGGTACTGAAATGGCTTTCTCCGATTTTTGTTGGTGCTGGAGACGTAGAGACACCTGTGGTGATGCATAAAGTGAAGGAAGTGTAAGAGATGCCGCCGAAGAAAAATCACATCGGGGAAAAACACGGGACGCTTGAAGTCATCGCAGAGGCCCCATCAAGAAAAAGTAAGTCCGGAAATTTGCTAACCTGCTGGAAAGTGCGCTGCTCTCATTGCGGATGCGAAAAAATTATGCTTTGGGGTAGCATCCGGAACGCAAAATCGTGCGGGTGCATCAAAGTGACAGATGTGCCAAAGGAATGCACTTGTAAAAGGTGCGGAAAATCTTTTACAGGAAACATGTTTACCGCTTACTGTCAAGAGTGCAAAGAAGTCATAAAAGAATTGCACGGCGTAAAAGGGAATTCGTGTTTTTCTTTTGAAGCAGTATGTATTGACTGCGGCGCGCATTTTGTTGCAGGCTCAAAAAAAGCTCTCCGATGCCCTGAGTGTAGAAAAAAGGCCAAAAGAGAAAGCAATCGTCTTTGTGCTCAGAGGCGAAAAAACGGGACAGCAAGAAGGCTTGGAGAAGCATACTCGTGTGCTGACTGTGGGAAGCCTTTTATCTTAAAAAATGGATTTCAAAAGTACTGCCCAGACTGTGAGCCGAAGCACAGCATACAATCGTGGAAAGAATATAAGGAAAAATACGCAAAAAAGTAAAAATCCCCGGTGCTCTATCCATGCGGAGCACCGGGGCTGCTTCTATGTACTCTTACTTGATCTTCCCCTGCATCTGGTTGAGCAGATGGTCGGCGCGGATAGCCTCCTGCGTGAAACTGTTGTTCTGCCACCACGCAATCAGCGCGGTGATGGTGGTAATGCCGGCCGTGACAAGCTGCTCGATCGTGGCGCTCTCAATGGGCAGGACGGGCTTGCCCAGCGCGGACAGTACCTGATTGGTCAGTGCCAGCAGCAGACAGACGGTGCGGGCGATGGTGGCGGCGGAAATCTTCTCTTTCTGGATCATTGTTAGTCCTCCTGTTTGATCGGTAAAGCCATGACACGGCGGTACAGCTCGGTGCCCGTGCCGTTGCCGCCCAGTGCATGGTAGCTCTTGTACAAATACTCGACGTTCTTCAGACCGCTGGCATCAATCGAGCCCTGCGCCATGAAGTGCTGGCAGGCCTGATACAGCCGGTCGTGCAGGATGGCCAGCAGGCCCTCTTTGATGGCCTTGCGCTCGTCGTCCTGTGCCTTGATGCGTTTGGTCAGGCGGCGGTAGGCCGCGGTCAGCGCCCCAGAGATGCCGGTGAAGGCAAGCTCCCAGAGGTGCTGCAAGATAAACTGCCACATCGGTCTCACACCTCCATTACCGGAATACCGTATTCCTCGGCGCACTGCCGCTCAATGCGACAGCCGCGTGCGTACTCCCAGCCCGGGGCGAAAACCGCCACGTCAGCCTTAGCCAGAAACTCGATGCTGCGTGCCAGATAATCCAGCGGCTTCGCATCGGGGCCAAAGTCCTCAAAGAACGTTTCCAGAGGAACCGCATCGTCACCAAACACGGCCTTTGCCTTCCCGATCACTGCGGCACGCTCCTGCAGCACCTGCTCGTCCGATAGGCCGTTCATAGGCTGGCTGATAAAAAACTTCTTGCTCATCACTTATGCTCCTCTCACTTTCGTCAGCCCGGCCCGCTGGATGATGGCAGCATAGTCCTTGTAGGCCACGCTCAGGTCTACCGGGCCGCTCACGCCTGGGATCTTGCCGCTGCTTGTGTACTGCCACATGCCGTGGCGGCGGGCGGGACGCTTGCCGCGGTAATCGGCCAGCCAGAGGTCATACGGGGCCAGCGGCTGGGCGGCCAGGGCGGTATCCGCGAAATTTGTGTAGGTGTACACCATTGCATACAGCCCCCACGCTTCGAGTTGGTCGGCGGCCCGTGCCACCAGGGCCGAAAGCTTTGCGGGGGCCAGGGAGCGCAGGCGGGGGTCCTCCACATCGATGGCAAGGGGCAGCTGGAACGTTTTGCCCCGGAGAGCTGTTTTGAGGGCGGCCAGCTCCTCCCCCGTCTGCCGCTGCGTGACCGCACAGGTGTAGTAATAGCCGCCCACCGGGATGCCCAGCCGGGCACACTCGGCGTAGTTGCGGGCGAAATAGGGGTCAAGGTAGGGCTTGCCGTTCTTGTTGCCCAGCACCCGCAGCATCACGCCGTCGATTTTGCCGCTGCGCTTCACCGCGTCCCAGTCGATGCTCCCCTGCCAGCGGGAAACGTCAAGTATGGTTCTGGGCATTGCTCTGCGCCTCCTTTGCAGTATTCAAAGTGCCTCCCACATAAACTCGCCAACTCGTACCGGTGTCATCATTGGGCCAAATCGTGACATGCTTTCCACTGCAGATTGGCCATGCATTGAAATGTCGAATCCCACACATTTCACTGCCGAATGTATGCGCTCCCGGTTTTGCTGTGCAGGGATGATGCGGTAGCTCGTCCATGGTCATGGTATGCACATGGTAATGCTGCGGGTCTTTCTGATACTCAGCTCTCTGTAGGGCAATAGCTTCCTGCACGATCTTGTTAAGCCCTGCCTGGTCATACTCCATTTTGAAAGTTCCGCTCTCGAGCAGCTCGTCCAATGTGCCCTCCAGGGTCGTGTCACCCAGTGTGATGCGCACCTTCAGGTCATCCATTGCTCTGCGCCTCCTTCTCGGTCAGCTGGACGTGGATAGCTTCCAGGTCGTCAGCGGTCAGGGCAGGGTAATCCGCCGCGATTGCCTCAAAGGCTTCGCCGTTGTTCAGCCGGATGCGGAATGCCCGCACCATGATGCGGAGTTTCAGGTTGTTCAGCGTTTTCATAGTTTTAACCTCCAATCAAATCGGCCATCATAAGCACAAGGTCGTCGTTTGCCGCTTCCAGAGCGTCCATGCGGCCCGGCACGGTTTCCAGCTCTGCCTTTTTCTTCGCTTCGGCGGCAGCGGCTTCTTCTGCCTTTTTCTTGGCTTCAGCCTGTGCAGCCAGCTCGTCGGCGGTGTAGCGGATGTACCGCATCACCGGCACTTCCTCATCCCAGGCGGGCTGAGGGTCAACACCGGGCACATCGATGATCTTCACCATGTCCCGGCCAATCTCTTTACCATCCCGGTAGTAGATGGCGGGAGAGCCGTCCGGCAGCTTTGCGGTCTCTCTGTGCCACTGCGGAGCTGTGCCCTCTACGGCATCATGGTGAATGACTTCCACATCTTCCACCAGATAGCCCGCTTCCAGATCCGGCTCAGTGGTCAGCACAATGCCAGTCTCGTCAATAATTTTCATGTGCGCTCCTTTCATGCGGCATCATCCACCCGCACCCAGATGTACAGGGCATAGTAAGGGTTCAGGATGTCCATTGCCTGCCCGCTGCCGGTGCTGCCGATGCTTACGGTATGAGAGTGAGCGCCAGCGTCCCCGATGCTCACGGTATGGCTGTGGCTTCCCGTGCCGTTCGTGCTGAAGCTGTGGGTGTGGGAACCATCAGAACTGGTTGTAAATTTATAATTAGCCCAGGAAGCTCCATAGTTCCTAATACGGTACGATTCGCCATCATCGCCGCCACTCTTATACTCAGCATTCACATTATGGCTATGCGAACCCGCACTGTTGGTCGTACCGCTGTGGCTATGCCAGCCTGCGCTGTCGGTGGATGCACTGTGGCTGTGGGAACCAGCGCTGCCGGTACTGCCACTATGGCTATGGCTCGGCATTTCGGCAGTAGTCTGGGTGTGGGTGGCGCTGCCGCCGGTGGTGCCCACAGGGTAGGCACTGGAAGCGCCCATGATAAACTCGCCCTCGACACGCTCCCATGTGCCGCCGATAAAGCTTGCCGGGCTGGTGGGGTCGTTGCTGGCCCAGAATTTGATTCTGGCGTAATCCTCCTCACGCTGAGCGGCAAGGGATTCTTCGATCAGCGCCCGGGTCGCCGCAGCATCAGCGGGGGCCCCTTTGATGGAGACGGTCGTGTCGGTGTTTGCCGCCTTTTTAGCTTCCTCCGCCCAGTTCTTGGATGCTTCCTCACTGGCTTTGGCATTGGTAGCAGAGGTAGCCGCTGCCGTCTTGCTCTTCTCTGCTTCCCCGGCCTTGGTGGCGGCGGTGGAAGCGCTCCCCGCAGCGGCGGTGGCCTGCTGGGTGGCAATGTTTGCCGCAGCGGTGGCCGTTTTGGTGGAAGCTGCCACATCGTTCAGAGCCGTGGTGCGGGCCCGCGCGATGTCCTGCAAGGCGGCGGTGTGCTCCGTCTCCGTGTCCTGCAGGGCCTGCTTGGCGGCGGTCTCACTGGTCTTGGCGCGCTCCTCGCTGGCGGCGGACTTGGTCTCGCTACTCTTGGCGGCGGTTTCACTGCTCTTGGCGTTGTCCTCACTCGTCTTTGCTGCATTCTCACTGGCCTTGGCATTGGTCTCCGACGTTTTTGCGTTGGTCTCGCTGGTCTTGGCTCTTACCGCACTCGCTTCGGCCTCCTTGGCCTTTGTGGTGCAGGTGGCCACACTTGTATCCATGCTGTCGGCACTGGCCTTCGCCTTATCCGCGCTGGCTTTCGCGTTGGTTTCGGATGTTTTTGCGTTGGTCTCGCTGGTCTTGGCCGCGTTCATGCTCTCCAACGCCTGCTTGGCGTACTTTGTCACCTCGGCCACGAACTGTTCATAGATGCTCGGCGTAATGTTCTCGGTGGTCGTGTCGGTGTCGATGGTGTCATAGCAGGTGTACTTGCCGGGCTTGGTCATGGCAATGTAGCCGCTGTCGTTGATGGCCAGCAGCATCCAGGTGCCCTCTTTTTCCAGTGTCCACCGCCGGTCTACCAATGCGCTGTTCTGTTCGTCCAGCAGCTGGGGGTCCGGCTTTGTGCCGCTCAGGCGCTGCACATGCAGGGTCACGGTGCAGTTCTTCCACTCTTCCGGCAGCTCAAAGCGAAGCTCGTCCACCTTGGCGCTCCGCACACCGCCCAGATACAGCGTCTCAATGTTTGCCCGAAACGTTGAACCGTTGTCCTGCAGCTTTCTGATCTTAATATCCAGTTGGCTCACAGTTTCACTCCCTTCACCAATCGGGCGCACTCCTCGATTTCGCCAGAGGTTTGATTTCAGATTTGTGCGCCCTTCCTGCCCCTATCCTATCACGCCCCGCCGGGTGCAACTACCCCGGACATACAAAAGGGAGGCCGTTCACCCCGAACGGTCTCCCTTTCTTCTAAGCAGGGCTCCCCCCTCGGGGGAGCTGTAAGCAACTCCGCCTTTGGCGGATTGCGCACTGAGAGGTTCACCTCACCCCTGCCCACTCATCCTTGCTGTTTTTGCCTGTTCCTCCTTTTTTGCCGCGTCCTTCACCCACTGGGCAAAGTTCTTGTTCTCATACATCGGGGTTCCGTCCGCTTTGGTCAGCTTCAGCAGCATCGTTTCCAGGCGCTTGCGGTCGCTGCTGCTGCCCGCCAGATACTCCTCTTTCACCGCGTCGGTGATCTTCGTCTTGATGCTGCCGTCCTCCTTGCCCGCCGTCCGCAGCCGCCGGATCTCATCCTGCACGTCGCTGGTCCTGCCGGTGTCCACCGCTTCAGTCAGGTCATCGTACACGCTGCCCTCGGTGCCGCCCTTGTACAGCTCCTCGGCCTTGCTTTCAATGGCTTCGGTCACAAGGTCGATCACCCACGCCCGTTTTTTCGCGTCAGCTTTCACACCCTCCCGGATGCCCAGCGTCTCGTACAGTTCCCGGATCAGCCGCTTCGTCACGTCCTGCCGTTCCCGGTCGTTGCCCTCGTTCCGGGCCCTGGCCGCCTGCTCTACTTCCGGGCTGTATTTCTTCAGCCGGTTCTTCAGCTGGCTTGCAATGGTCTTTTCGTCCTTGCCCATGGCTTCCAGCTTCGCCATAGCACCGCTGGCGTTGTCCGTGTCCCCCTCGGCAATGGCGTTGTACAGCCGGTCATACTGCCCGGTGGCGCTCGTCGGGGTCGAGCTGAACGAAAAGCCGCTTCCGCTTGCAATGTCTCGTGCATCTTCCACATAGGCATCAAAGGCATCCAGCATTTTCCGGGCGTTCCCCATAGGCACACCCGCAATTTCAAACCCGTACTGCATCAGGTTTACGCCTGCCTTTCGCAGTTTCTGGTGATACGCTTCCAGCTGTTCCTCCGTCATGTCACCGGTGTCCTGCCGGACAAGGCTGGAAAACTTCGTTACTGCTGCAAAAAGGTCATTCACAGCGCTGATGTTGGTTGCACTCACCACATCGTAATCCGTACCGTTCACTGCATTTCCCACAGCGCTGTACAGCTCGCTACCATACAGGAAGTTGCCCGCAAAGCTTTCCGTGTACAGATTCAGGAATCGCTTGCTCACGCTGGCCGCGGTCACATCTCCGTTCTCGTCCTGCTCTCTGTCCCACCGGTGCAGCAGGAAGTCCGCACCGATCTTCATCAGTGCAAACACAGCAGTCTGGGTGATCTGGCTCACAATGGCCCGGTTCAGGTTCTTTCCGGCCCGCTTCACTTCTTCTGCTGTCTCGCTGCTGTGTGCAGCCTTGTCCCGTGCTTTCCGGGCGTTGTAGTCCATCACCGCATCGGCCAGGATGCCGTAGTTCTGGAAACGCTGGGTCGTGAACATGGTCAGGGTCTTGGTCATTTGATCCGGGTTGCGCTGGATCCCCGCACGCTGCATGGTGGTGTAGTTGGGCTGGGTCTCCTCGATCACCCGCTGATATGTCTTGTTCACCGCTTCCCAGTAGGCTTCGCTGCCTTTCGTGGCTGCCCCCTCTGCAAACTCATTGACGTGGTGCTCCACATACCGCTTGGAACCCTCCCACAGGGCCGCTACCGTGATCTCGTCCATGCTGTTGATCCAGCCGGTCACCCACTTAGGCAGCTTGTCCATGGCCTTTTCTGCCGCGCCCTGGCTCACGCCAATGCTGGCAAGTTCACCCCGCTGGCTTCCCCGCAGTCGGTATTGCAGCAGCACATCCCCGTGCTGGGCAATTTCCTGTTCCAGCGCTGCCCGCTGCTTGCCGGAGAGGTTCTTCACAAACGGCACCACCGCCGCCATGGTCTCCGCACCCAGTACCGCGCCCGCCGTTGGCAGAGATGCCGCCTGCGCAATGGCCACACCAGGGTTCAGCGTCAGGATCGCGCCCGCATAGTTGCCGCGCAACCTGTCCAGCACTTTGGTCATTGTGGTCGAGCGCTTTCTTTGCGTGGTCTGCAGGTCGGTCAGCAGGTCATCGATGTAGTTCGTCGCGCTCTGGCCCCACTGCTCTTTCAGGATACCATTTTTCAGCATCTTGATGCCGTCCTCGGTCTCAATGCCACTGTTCAGCACCTTCTGCACGTCCCGGATGGGTGCCGCCAGTCCGGCGTAGGCTGCCGTGTCCCGCAAACTCCGCTGCACCACGCTGCTGCACTCCTCCAGCAGGATGGGCATCTGGCTCTTGACACGGTTCTTCAGGAAGCCCCGGCCCTCAATGGTGGCATCCAGTTTCACGCCCTCGATCTGGGTCGCCAGCGCCGTCTTGTCCACCGCAATGGGGTAATAGTTTTTCACGGTGGCCCGCTGGTAACCCAGCAGCTTCATGCTTGTCTCGTTGATCAGGTTCGTGGTGTAGCTGCCGAAGAAATTCTTCATGTCCTCGCACCAGGCCCGGTCGTAGTCGGTCATGGCCTTCTCCACGGCCTGGATCACGGTGTCGGCCATGGGGTTTCCCGTGCTGTCCGTCAGCATCCCGATCTTCACGGTCTGGCCCTTCTGGTAAGCCTTCTCAATGTCGCCCCTGTTGTACTCCTCCGCATCCGGGATCGTCAGGCCACCGTTCAGCAGGTGCTCCCGGCTGTCGGCGTTCTGCAGGTGCATGTACAGGCTGCACAGCTGGGCGTGGGTCAACGGTGCAGCCCGACCCTTGCTGTCCTTCAGGCCAATGTCCACCAGCTCCGCGCCCGGACCGGCGAATTTTTCCATCTGTCTTAGGTTCGCCTTGCCCGTCACATTGTCAAAGAGCTTCGTTCCCTCCACAGTGATCCGGGTCTGTTCCCGCTGGCCGTCATTCAGCATGGTGCCCAGCTTCTCCATCTGGCTGTTCTTTGCGTAGCCGCCCAGCATCCGGAACACACGGGTACCGCCCAGCATATCCAGATTATACCTCGTCAGCATCCGCCGGAATTTTCCGTCATTGCCCTTGCTCTGGCGCACCTCTGCAGCCGCCTCGTTGGCGATCTTGTCCACCGCTTCGGCTTTCTGCAAGCTCAGGGTCTTGTTTGCCGTCCGGATCACATGCAGTGTGCTGGTGGTAATGGCTTTCAGCATCCGCATCTGGTCCACCGTCATGGGCAGATAGGTGCGGTTCTCGGTCTCCCGGATCCGCTTTCTCAGCCGGTCACGCAGCATCTCGGCCTTTTCGCTGTCCGGCAGTGCCTCGGCCTCTGTCAGCTGCTGGTTCAGCCGGTCAAGCTGGGCCTGCTTGCTGGCATTCAGGTCAGTCTGCAGCGCGTCGATGAGCTCCGGCACCTTGCTCAGCTTCCAGTCCTCGCTGATGCCGTTGGAGCTGTTCTCGGCTCCCATCGACTGCATGATGCTGGTGCGCAGGGCCGTCAGCCGGGCCACGGCGTGGTCGTTCAGCAGGGTCATATCCGCCAGCTTTGCCACCTCTGCCGCCTGCTGGATCAGGTGGGGCTGCACATACCGGTCCTTGCTGGGCCGCAGGATCATCTGGTTCAGCTGGGCAGCATTGGCCCGGATGCCCCGCCGCAGCTCGTCCTTCTGCCGACCTTCCCGGGCTTTCTGTACCCGCTTCTCAGCCAGCTTCTTGGCAATGGCAATGTCCTCGTCCCGCTGCTGCTGGGCTGCAGTGATGGCGATTGCGTTTCGTTCCGCCTGCTTTTCCTGCCACTCCTGAGCTTTGCGCTGGTTTTCCTGCTCCCATTCCAGCAGTTCGTTTTCCTGATGGATCAGCTGCCACTCGGCCCGATCAGCCCGGCGCTGTTCTCCTGCCACCTGGTGCGAAAGGTTCCAGTTCTCCCGCTTCAACTGTTTGTTTTCCAGCCGGATCTCGTCCAGCATCTGCTGGCGTTCTTCCTTCAGCCGCTTCTTTTCGGCCTTCCACTCCCGTTCGTAGGCTTCCTTCAGCACGTCCAGCTTTTCGGCCATGTCGCCGTAGTTGGTGATGTCCAGCCCCAGCGTATCCAGATTCTGATCCAGCAGCTTTTCTGCTTTTTCATTCCGCTTCTGCTGTTCTGTCCACTGCCGCAGTGCTTCATCTCGGCTTCCGTTCCGGCTGTTCTCATACATCCTCCGGTTGAACTCCCGGTTCTGCTCCTTCTGCACCTTCCGCAGATCCTTCAGCGCCTGCTCCGCGTTCTCCTCGCCCACGGCAGCAGCCACAGCCTGGCGCTGCCAGCGCTGGAACCCGTCAAAGATGGCCTGTGCATCGGTCATCTCCGGCACGTTCAGGATATCACCCAGCATCCGGTCGGCCAGCTCCACTTTGGCATCCTCGTACTCGGCAGCATCCGCAAAGCGGCTCATCATCCTGGGCTTGATGGCATCGTGCACGTTCATCAGCACATCCAGCCACTCGGTGCTCTCCATGCTGGCCGCGCCGTCCACGCCCGCTGCCTTGGCCGCGCCCCGGAACAATTCCGCTGCGCCCTGCTTTGTGCCGCCCATGGCCCGGGTGTCGTTGACGATGGCTTCATACACTTCCGCCGGGTTGCCGTCCCGCACACCCTCTGCCTGCCGCAGCTTCACGCCGTGCTTCCGGGCCTCGGCCACCGCTTCACTCCACGTCCCGTACCGTTTCACCAGCTCCGCCTTGGCCGGGCCGTCCTTGTTCACCGTGTAGCTCAGGTCGTGGTATTCCGGGTACTCGTCCCACAGCTCGGTGTTCCGGTAGGTGGCCCCGCTCAGTATTTCATCTGCAATGGTCTCAGACAGCGCGCTGGCCTTGCTCATGCTGGCCCCGTCCGCCGTCATGTACTCCACCAGCGCCCGGGTCTCTCCGGCAATCTTCGTCCGGTCGGCCCTGCTGCCGTTGGCCTTTGTCCACCGCACCGCCAGCCCGTCAATGGAATCCTGGCTGATTCGCACACCGTGGGTCACACCCATCATCTGGGCCAGCGTCTCCATCGCCGCGCTGTTGTCCGCAATGGCCCGGCTTGCCTGCCGCTGGGTGTTCTTCCGCGCGTCCCGTTCCGCCTGTTCGGCCAGCTGGAAACGGACGTTCGGCACCTTGTTCAGCAGGGCCGTGCGCTGGGCATCGTCCCCGGCTTTGTAGAGCTTCACGTCAATGCCGGTCTCTTTCAGGCTGTCGATCAGGGTGCTGCTGGTGTTGTCGGGCAGGATCGCCGCCCGCACTTCATCAAAGCCCACGGCCCGCTGGGGCTTCGCTTCAAAGTACCCGGTGGGAATAGCAGCCACGTTCTTGTACAGGTTCAGGATCATCTGGGCCGTGTCCTTGCCAATGGTATACCCCTCTTTTGCAAAGGCCTTTCCAATGGCTGCCGCCGTCTGTTTTCCCTGTGCGGCCTGCATCAGGATGCCGCCCAGGATTTCCCGCTCTTCAAAGCTGTTGTCCGCATGGGGCGTAGTCTCTCTCCGCAGCTTATCAAGGATATCGCTGATCTGGTCATCTGCCTTTTCCAGCAGCGCCTTGTACTCTTCTTCCGGCATCTGCTGCAAGCGGCCCTTGTCCGCCCGCACCTCGTCCAGGTTCCGGTACTCCGCCGTGGCCGTACTCATCAGGGTGCTGGCCGAAAGGCCCCATGTATCCTGCCCTCGTGCATTCTGAGCATTCATAGCAGCCACAAGGTTTTCCAGCGTGTAGCTGTTGTGCAGCTGGGCAAAACTGCGCTTTATCCCTGCCGGAGTAAAGCGGTCTTTTCCGTTTCGGATTCCCTTCTGTCCTAGAACATTTCCCAACTGGTCATACACCCAGTTCTTCACATCTTCTGCCGGAGCTTCCTGCCGGATAGCCTCTCTGGTCGCTTCCACATCCATCGCCTGCTTTCCGGCATTGGTATCGGTCAGCATTTTGTAGGCGTGCTCCAGCATCCCATACAGTCGTCCACGGTTGTCATTCCGCATCTTGTCAATGCGCATTTGCCAACGCCGGTTCTGGCCCTCCAGCTGTCCGTGAGTATACTTTTCTTCCAGTGCGTCCGCCGCTTTATCTGCCAGCTGATCCAGCTGGTCAAAGTCACCACCCTCGAATGCAGCTTTGATTTCATCTGCGCCAATGTGTTCGATCACCTTTTCCAGGGTATCATTGCCCAGGCTGTCGAACTGGTCCCGTTCTGTCTTATACACCGGCTCCACAGTTTTACCTTTCGCTTCCAGATAGGCCAGCTGCACTGCCGTGTTTTCCTCCAGGCGCTGGGCAAGCTCTGCCCGGTCGGAGCTGCTCGTCTCTTCAATTCCAAGGCGCTGTAACGCGGCGCTGTTCGCAAATTTTCCTTCAAACGCATCTTTGCTTGCCGAATCCACCTTGCTTTCAAAGTCCCGCATCGCATCGTAATTCACTTCAAACTCCACATTGGGCCGGGTGGGTGTCCAGGCATCCGAACCATAGATACGGTTTGCCCGGTTCACCATGGGGTCAATGGTATCGGAGTTGAACACCAGCGAGATGGGGCCATATTTCGTGTGGCCTTCCTTTGCCTTTACCACTGCAATGGAAGGCGACGGCATACCGCCCAGTTCCAGCGCCTCTTTCAGGTTCTCTTCGGTCAGGTTATGCACGGCCACAAGGTCTTTGTTCTGGTCCACCTCCACCGGAGCACTCAGCTGGAACCGCACCGATTTCTTCACAGGTTCGCTGTTTCCCTTGCTTTCGGCATTTTCTTGTGCTATACTGTTTTTAGAAAGTAGCTTAGGGGCTTCATCGCCCTGCTCGGTTTTGAGTACCGTGGTAAGGCTGCTTTCTTTTTTTGTTATTTTCCCATTCTCAATGGTCAGCAGGCTGCCATCAGAACCACATACCTCATGGACATAGAATTTGCTCGCCGCATTCGGAACAGTATACTCATTTACAATAACAGCCTCATAGATTTTGATACCGTCCACCACAACCGGAGCCACAAAGGTATGAGTGTTGTACCCCCGTCCTTTCCAGTTTTCCACGGAACCAATTTGTTCACCGTACCGGATTACGTTGGGAATGGCCGCTGCAGCAATCTGCTTCACCGGGCCGTTTCCATGCTGCACGGTTGCCTTGGCTCCCTTGCGGGTCAGTTCCACCACACCAAATCCATCACGCTCTACTTTTCCGCCAATGGATTCAAAGAATCGGACGATATTTTCAGCATTTTCTTTGCTGGTAGCACCGTACTCAATTTCTTTTCCAGTGATTTCAGCCGCCGGTGTCATCTGTTCCAACCGGCCAAGATTACGGTTCAGCTGCTTTTCAAGGGTTTCCTCCCCCTCCTGCAGCTGGAACCGCATATTGCGTCCTTCCGCCGCGCTCTCTGTCTTGGGGGCAGCGGCGTTTTCTTTTGCACTGCGCAGGTTGTCCATCGCTTTTTCAGCGTGGGCAAAGTACTCGTCCTGCAAAATTCTGCGCTCGTTCTCGGCCAGGCGCTGGGCCTTCAGGGCCGCCCGGTTGTCCGGGTCAAGGGTAAGCACTTCCTTTGCCCGGCTCACAATGCCGTCCAGCATCTCCTTCACCCGGTTCATCACGGTGCGGATGGTTCCGGCCCTGCCGCTGTTCTTCTCGGCCTGCCCGCGCTGGAACTCTACCCAGCGCTTGAAATCGGATTCATTGGAGAAGATGCCCCGCCAGGCATCGCCCACCAGCTCCTCGGCAGCTTCCTCATAGGTCAGATCCTGCTGGGCATAGTCAGTCATCTTCTCCCGGATCATCTCGTCCACGGTCTCAAAGCCGCTGCTCCTGGCCAGATACAGCAGGGCATGGTCCTGCAAGGTCTTGGCTCCCTCGCTGTCCAGTGCGTTGTACCAGTGGTAGTCCTCGTGCAGCACTGTGCCGAACGTATCCTGTGCACTGTCCCCAAAGAAGATCCGGGCCGTCTCCGTGTCCACATAGGCCCGCACCCGGCTGTCTGCCTGTCCCGCACCGTTCTGCAGCACGTTTTTCAGAACCGCCGTGGTGCCGGTTGCCGCCGCGTTCAGCTCGATTACCTGGCTGCCAGCGTCATTCGCGTTGCGCAGGGTTCCCTTGTAGATGGTCTCACCCCTGCCCGTCAGGCTCTGTTCCGTCAGAGTGCCGCCCAGCTGGCTCTTGGCCCACCGGGTATCTGCCGCATCCCTGCCGTAGGTGTAGGCGATCTCCAGCGCATTCCGGCCCTTGAGGTTGCCCAGCACATAGTTCACGTTGGCCGCCATGCCGCTGCCGGTGCCCGCCAGCTCCAGCGCCTGGTCAAAGGTCTTCACGTCCTCCATCTGACCCAGCCGGTACAGAGTGGATGCTGCCGCCGCATAGCGGTCACTGTCCACGCCTTCCGGCTGTTTCCGGCTGATCTCCTGCGCCGCCTTTTCGCCCACCTTCCAGCTCCGCAGCACCTGCTCCGTCCGGGCCTGCTTCTGGCCCTCCGTCCTCGGTGCTTCCATGCCGTAGGTCTCCCGCATCGGGCTGTTGCTGCTGTCCATCCCGTCAAGGGTGCTTTCTTCCACAGGGACCGACTGCATCACAGCCTGCCGGTCAGCTCCATTCTGCGCAGTCAGACCAGTGTTTTCCGCACTGCCAAGGGCTAACGGGTTGCGGCTGTCAGCGCTTATGCGATGACTAAGGGGTTCTGCGCCGTCCGCCGCTGTTTCCGTGGAGCTTTTCACACTTTCCCCAGCGTTCTCAACAGCATTCTGCTGGCTGCGCTGTGCCGCCACTTCCCGCAGCATCCGCCGGGTAGCCGCAGCCGTGCTCGGCAACTTCACCCCATAGGCTTCCTCAAAAGCCGCGCGGTTTGCCTCGTTTCCGGCCTCCGGGGTGAACAGCCTGATGGTCTTGCCTGTCAGGCTGTCACCGGCCGCCGCTTCTGCAAACGTCTGCACAGCCAAGTTGTCCGATATGGCAGCAGTTTCTGCACTGTTGCCCTCAGCCGCAGGGCCCGCCGCTTTCAGGTCAGCAGAGCCTTTTTCAGTCCCATCAGACTCCACCGACATGCCAAGGGCCCCACTATTAGGGGGGCTGTCAGCGCTCACGCGCTGACTGAGGGGTTCCGGTTCCCGCGCCAGCTCCTCCCGGCGCTGGTGTTCCTTCAGCGCCTGCTCGTATTCGTCCTGAGCGGCATACCGCTCCACGTTTCCCCGCAGGCTGGAATCTCCCGCGTTCATCCTGGAAAGCCCTGTGCCCACAGCGCCGCCCAGTGCACCGGACGCACCGCCGGTCAGCCCCGCTTCCAGCGCCTGAACCAGCGTGTCCGTGGTAAACATGGTCTGGGCAGCTTCGCTGTCTCCCAGGGCCGCATCAATGGCCTTGTCGGCGTAGGTCTCCACAAAGGCCTGCATGGCGTTGTCAATGCCGCCGGAAATGGCGTTGGCAACTGCCGGATGTGCCGCCGCAAAGGCCGAATCCCCAGCCAGCGCCCGGATCTTGTCTGCCACAGCTCCCGCCACGGAATTTCTGGCGTAGTCCGCGCCCATGGTTCTTGCCAGATCAGCCGCACCCACGCTGTTGATGGCCCATCCTGCGCCAAACTTGGCCACGCCGCCCGCCAGTGCCTTGCCTGCGCTTTCGCCCTTGGCCGCGCTCTGGCCCATGGCATCCGCAGCGCCCTGGGCACTCAGCACCGGCAGCACCGCCGCCGGATTGATGGCAGCCACGGCAAGGTTCTCAGCCGCGCTGGTCGCCACGCCCTGCACAGTCCGCTGCACATCGGTCAGGCCGCTCTGGGCCGCTCCCGTCAGCTGCTGGCCCCGGTTGTACAGCTGGTAGCCCACGCTCTTCTCCGTGTCGATGCCACCCTTTGCTTCCGTTCCGGCAATGTGGCTGCGCATGTCCTCGATCTCCTGCCGGGTAAATCCCTGCTGCAACAGGTCGCCGGTGCTGTACTTGGGCTGGTAGTCCATGTCAGTTTCCATCAGCTGGTCATACAGGTTCTTCTCGCGGGGGTTCCGGGCAAGCTCTGCTTCCAGTGCTTTCCGGTTCTCGCTGCTCTGCCGGATGTTCTTTCCGGCCTGCACCAGGTACTCCGCACCCATCAGCGGGGCAGCGGCCACGGTATCCGCAACGCCGCCCACGGTGTTTGCCGTCCGCCGGGCCAGCTGCTTCCACTCCGGGATTTCTTCCATGGTGTCCAGATACTCCCTGGCCTGCCGGATCTCCGTGTCCGTGTACCCCAGCTTTTTCAGGTCCGCCGTGCTGTAGGTGTTGCCCACCTTCCCCTTGATTCCCGTGGTGCGGAAGGGGTCGATGCTACCATCCCCGGCGCTGGCCCCGTTTCTGCTGGTGCCGGTCTCGGCATAGCTGGTATAATTGCTCTTCTTTTCCAGCAGCTTGTTCACAAGCTCCTGATTCCGAGGCTGGTCAAACCACTGGTTGGCCTGGTCAAAGTCGTCCGGCTGGCTGTACTCCGCATAGCTGTTCTTCAGCTTCTGGGCCTGCTGTCCGTACCACGTTCCCAGAGTATTCCCCGCCGGGCTCACTGTCACCTTCTGCCGGTTCAGCTCGTCGCTCCGGCTGTCCATGGCATCCGCAAAGCCCAGGTTGTTCCTTGTCCGGTAATCCTCCAGCGCCGTAGAATACAGGTCATTGCCCTCAGCCGAAGCCATCCCCTTGGCTCCCCTACTAGGGGAGCTGGCGCGGAGCGCCTGAGAGGTTCCCGCCCCGTCAGCAGCATCTGCGGGCTGAGAGGGCGTGCTGGTTCGCAAAGCCCGAACCCGTTCTGCCGTCCACTTGCCGCTTCCCTCATCCTTTTTTGCCGTTTCAGAGGGGTTGCTTTCCCGCAAAGCCCGAACTTTCTCTGCTGTCCATGCCATTATTCCACACCTGCCTTTTCCAATGCGTCCGAGATCTCTTTGTCACTGTATCCGTTCTGGCTCATAATGTTTGCAATTGCCCAGGCGCTGTAACCACGCTTTGCATACCTCTGAGCCAGAAGCGTGCCGGTGTCACTGCTCTGGCCGCCCGTGCTTTCTGTGTTCTTCGTCTCCGGCACCGGATAACCAGCATCTGCAAGGATACCGTCATACCACGTCGTATCCCCACCCTTTGCAGCAACACTTTCGCGGTCTTTCATCAGGTTGCGCAGTTCGCTTTTCGACCACTCGCTGCTCTGGCGGTAATAGCCTCTCGACCCGCCGGAACCAGTTGCTGCTCTCTTTGCCAGCGCCGCCGAGAGTGCTCTCTGGGTCAGGGTGTTGTAGTCGCCCGCTGCATTAGTGTCCATGCCGTACATCTTCAGCAGGTTGGCCGCCGCCTCGCTGTTGCCGTTTGCCACAAGGGAAGCCGCCGTGGTCAGCACACTGGCCTGATCGTCCCGGGTCACCGGTGCGCCGTTGTAGCTGGCAAAAGCGTTTGCGTTCAGGCCATACCGGTTCAGCACGTCGCTGGCCGCATCCCCGGCTCCCTGGGTGTACAGGTTGAACGCCTGCTGGTAAGCACTCAGGGCATCGCTCTGGTCGGTGCGGTTCTTGTTGTACTCCCACTGTTCCCGGGCAAAGTCATTTTCCCACTGCTGCTGGGTGTACCCCTTGTACCCATCGTAGGCCGTCAGGGCCGCCGAGCCGATGTTCTTTACCGTGTTCCAGAGGTTGTTCCAGTAATTGTCGTTCTCGTTCCGGGCCTGTTCGCTCTGGTTGGCAAGGAAATTCTGCCACGCCGTGTAGTTGGCAAAGTTGCTGCCGTAGGCACTGCGGTCCAGCGCCTCGGTGTTGGCCATGCCGGAAAGGGCACTCAGCAGGTCGTTCTGCTGGTTCTGGTATTCGCTCAGTGCCTGGCCTCTCAGGCCTGGTACCGCATTGTCAATGCCGCTCAGCGCCTGCTGCTGGCCCTGCTTTGCCACGCTGTCGGCGTAGCTGCTGCCATACCCGCCCGCCAGCATCGCCGCGTTGGCCTGGGCGTTCTCCGCGCTGGCGGCAGCATTGGCCTGGGCCTGGGCGCGGTACTGCTGGTAGGCTTTGCTGCCGGTGTCCCAGTCGAACCCGCTGCCGATCTGCCCGGTTAGGCTGTCCATTGCGTCCTTGTTCCGGCTCACATAGTCCGCCGGGCGGTTGGCGTTCCATTCCCGCTCTTCCTGTTCCGCCTGGTTCTTTTTCCGTAAGGTATCAAATAACATGTCGTTCTCCTTTTCTTCTGCCGGCCACCGATCTTCAGATCACGGCAAGCGCTTTCAGCACCCACGGCAGCAGCTGTGCACCCACCTGCAAAGCGTTCCCCCAGAAGTTGGTGTTGTTCGCATCCTTCTGCTGGTTGGCCCTCACTGCATTGGCATACTCGGTCTGAGCACTGTTCAGCTGGCCATAGTAATTGTTCAGGCGGGTGTTGTAAGCATCCTGCGCCAGCTTTTCCTGCTGCTGCAAAGAGCTCAGCCGACTGCTCAGATCACTCTTCTTGGTGGCATATTCGTTGTAGGCCTGGCTGTATAAGCTGTCTGCCACGTCCGAAAGCCCGTTCATGGTGCTCTGGTAGGCCGTCTGCCCGCTGGAAGTGCCCCAGCTGTTGCCGTAGCCGCCGCTGCGGGCCGAGGCGTTGGCGGCAGCGTTCTCACTGGCCATCTCCGCACCCCGGGTGTACTGGTTCTTGTACTGCTGGTAAGCTGCGTCCTTGGTGTAGTCGTAAGAAAATCCGTCCCGGTTCATCTTGTCCAGCTGGCTCTGCGTGCCGCTGATCTGGCTGCCGTACTCGCTCTGATACTCCCCGGGCTTCTGTCCTTTGATGTAATCCAGATTGTTCTTTGCCGTGGTCACCCTGTCATTGCTCTGGGCGTACTGGTAGCTGTTGGAATCGTTCTTTCTGGTTCCAAACACGCCGGTGCCCGCATTCTTTTCGCTGTTGCCGGTAATGCCGTCATACACATCCCCTATCATCAGCCCCACATTGTGGCCCGGAATCAGGTACTCCCACCATTCTCCTCTTGCCATCTTCTCACTGTCTCCTTTCGTTTACTCCACCTTCAGCCCCATGGCCACCAGCTTGTCCCGCATGGTGTCGCTGAAGTTCGTCTCGTCCAGGTTCTGCATCATGTATATCATTTGGTCCCGCAGCTGCATCAGGTAGTTGTTGATGCTCCGCCTGTCCTCCGGGGCCATGTTGTCACTCAGTTTCGGCATGGCGATCTCGCCAAGCCTCGTAATATCTGCCATATAAAATCTCCTTCCTCTAAGCAGAGCTATCGGGTTGCGGCTCCCAGCGTCTGCTTCACTCCGTTCGCATCCTGCTGGCCACGGCCCCAACAGCTCCTCCATCAATCCGCCACTGGCGGCGGTCGTCGCCGTTGCCCTTCGGGGGAGCTGCAAGCAACTGCACCGCAGGTGCATTGCGCGCTGAGAGGGTCATCGTTTCGGTTCCCCTCCGGCCACCCGGTTGCCCCGGCTCTCTGCCATGCTGAACGCAATGCTCCGCACCGCGATCTGCCCGGTCCCCTTGATCCGCAGCCGCATGGTGTCGTGCCGCTCCGGCACAAAGGGCAGGTTGACCCGGGTGTATTTGTTCAGAACGGCTGCCTGGCCCAGCGTCTCCCAGGCCCCGCCCTCATAGCTGGCCTGCAGCTCCACAACGCTGTACGTCAGGGCATCCACCCGCAGAAACACCCGATTGATGTACTTGTCCGCCGGGATGTTCAGTCCAATGTCGCCGCTCACAGCCTCAAAGCCCACCTTCTGTTCCAGATTCGCCTTTGCCGTGTCTGTGTCCCGGTCGGCCTCCCGTTCCGGTTCGGTGGCCCACAGGTTCACGCCGTCCCACTGGTAGAGCTGCCGTCCCGTGGAGCACATTGCCCAGCCGGAAGCATTCTCTTCTGCCGCCGTGTCCTCCTCGTGCCAGAGCCGCCGTTCGGTGTCGTAGACCAGCAGCCGGGTCTCGTTCCGGCCCGGCACCCGCAGATGCAGGTAATACCGGGTGTCCAGCACACCGCCCACCGCCCCGCGCACGTTCATCAGCCAGGTGTTGTCCAGCCCGCCGCTGATCTTCACCGGCAGGCTGCCGTCCCAGGCCATCACGCCGTCAGTGGACAGGTAGTACAGCACCTCTGCCAGTACACACATGCTCTTGCTGGCCTGCCTGGCCACACCCCGGCACTGTACGCTCACCAGCTGATAGTCCGCCGGGCGGCTGCCGTAGAGCTTGTGCAGGCAGTTCTCCTTGAAGAACAGCACATAGCCCATACAGGTGGCCGCACCGGTAAAGGGGCCGTCACTGCCCACGTTCACGGCGTAACTGTCCGAAGCAATGCCCCGGTAGCTGTACCAGTTGGTGGGGTCGCCCAGCTTGCAGCTGTAGATCACATTCTCCTCGCTGTTGCAGCCCCATACCCGGTTTGCGTTCTCAGTCACATATTCCAGCCGGGGCACCCGCCGCCGTGCGGTAATGGTGGTGCCGCCCGCTGTGGCGCTCTCGCTGCCGTTCATGCTCTTCCAGGTGGTACCGCCTGCCGTCACGGTAAAGCTGCCGTAATAGCGTGCGCTCTCGGTCTTTGGGCTGCCGGTCAGCACAATGCTGTCCCCGTCCATCTGCTCAATGGTCACCTCGCCGTTCACACCCTCGGCCAGATATTCTTCCACCAGCCCGGGCACCTGCTCCACCGTGATGGTATCCCCCTTCTTGAAGCCCGCAGCGGCCAGCCCGGGCAGGGTCATCTTCACGCTGTTCAAAAGGATCTCCGCCCACTTGCCGCTCTTGGCATCGTACTGCTCCAGCATGTTCACATAGGCCCACTTGCTGGAAGAGGAGTTCTGTTTCAGGAACATCGTCCCGTCCGCCGGGCCAGAAGGTTCCGTGGTGCCCACGCTGCTCACGGTGTAGGTCTTGCCGCCCGCATCGCAGGGGGCAATGGTCACCGTGCCGGTCTGGCTCCATGCGGCGCTTAGGGCTTCCAGCTTTCCGGTGGCCGTGTCAAAGCTCTTGGCATCCGGCCAGATCAGGATCTTCGTGCCCATGCCGATCATAATTTTCTCGCTGTCCGTCACGGCATTTTCCAGCACGATCTCCCCGCCCGCAGCCGCGGTGGCCACGTCGTCCTCGCTGTCCTCGGTGTAGCGCAGGGTGGTGCCCTCGCACAGCAGCAGGCCGTTCAGGTGGTACATCCCGTTGCAGCGGCCCATGGCCCGCATGGTGCGCCGGGGTGTCCGGGTCTGCAGTGCGGGGTATCCCCGGCTGGAAAAGTTCTTCATCTCGGTAAATTCTGCCTCGGCGCAGGCATAGCTTTCGTTCAGGCCGCCAAAGGCCGTCTGGATGCTCTTCCCCGTCGAGATGCTGTATAAACTCGGCAGTGCCATCTCAGTACCTCCACTTCGTGGCCATCCTGGGCAGGTAGGTGTGCCTGCACCAGGCTGCAAACTCCTGCTGGTTCTCGTTGGCCAGCTGCATCTCGTTGGCATAGCGGTCGGTCTCGCCCAGGGCCGCGTCCATCTGTGCCGCCAGATAGTGGGCATAGTAGCTGTCGTAGGGCTCCGGCAGCAGCAGCTCCGCGTCCTGCCGCAAAAGCTCCTGCTCCCGGTCGTATAAGATATCCGCACCCACGGCATCAAAATCTGTGGTGTCGCTCTTGTCCACCACGCTCTTTCTCAACCCCGCATCCGCCTGCCGCAGCCATAAGATCTTCAGTTCGCGGTCAAACCCGTTGTTGGGCCGCAGCTTGTCAGCCGTTTCGATTGCCTTTCCTACTGTCATAAAAGACCTCCAAACAAATAACCCCCGGCACAGCGTGTGCCGCCGGGCCGGGGGTTCTCAAAAATTACGCCTTATTCGCCAGATCTTCCATGCGGGCAGCGGTCTGGTCGTCCTGTTCCTGGCTGTGGCGGATGACCTCCGCCACCTCCGGGGGCACCTCAATGTTCTTTCCGCGCTGCAGCTGGTAGTTCACACCGTTCACGCTCACGAACAGGTCACCCTTGTACTTTCCGCCGTCCGAAAACAACCGGATCGTCTCAGTCTTTTTCTTTACTTCTGCCATTTTATCGGCTCCTTTCTATCACTCTATCCTCCGCCGAACTCCTACACTTGGCTCCCCTACTAGGGGAGCTGTCAGCGCCCAAAGCGCTGACTGAGAGGTTTAGTTCCAAATCCGTTCGGCGGCTCATGGTTAGTTCGCCTCAGCCGTTGCACTGTACCGTGCGCTGCAGCTCTCAATGCGCACCATGTACTGTTCCACCAGGCGCTCAGCGGTCTTGTGTGCCTTCCAGCCCACAGACGCGCGCTGGTTCAGGGGGTCGTCACCGTAGCCCAGCTGCTTCACGATGTGCTCCAGGCCGCCGCCCTCGATCTCGGTGGAGCCGTAGGCGTGGGCACCCAGGATCAGGGTGCTGAACACGGCCAGACCCGCCGGGCAGCCGGTGCCCTTCCAGATCTTTGCCTCGCTGGTCTCCACAAAGCGCACACCATGCAGCGTGCCGATCTCGCCGTTGTAGATCTCGTCCGGCTGTGCGTACTTGTGCACATCGATCCAGTCCGGGTCGCGGCGCAGTTCATAGGCCACATAAGGGTGTATGATGCCCACAAAGCTGGTGCCGATGGGGTCAGCGTTCATGGCCTTCAGCTGGGTGGCCGCACGGGCGATCAGGTCGCTGGTCAGCTGGCAGGTCGCGTCCAGGGTAGCGCGGCTGGTCACAGGGGTTTCCGCGCCGCCCTCGCCGATTTTGGGCGCATAGATCACGTTGGTGCCGCCCGCCAGCACATCACGCACGATGGTATCCAGGGTGCGGCCCGCCTGGCTGGCAATAATCTTGGTTGCCTGCACGATGTTGTTGTCAATTGCAGTCAGCTGCAGCGTGTCGGTAATGGGTACCCAGCCGCCGTACTGCTTGACTTCAGCGGTAACGGTGGAAACGTTCATGGTCTGGCCGTCCGGGGTCACACCCTCGGTCAGCGGAGTGGTGGCCTTGGGCAGGCTGTCATACTTGCGGAACTCGATGTTCTTGCCGCCGTTGGCCGGAATGGGATACGGGTCGCCGAACTGGTCATGCACCAGGGCAGGCTCTGCCTGGTCGATCAGGCGCTTCTCGTAAAAGGTTTTCATCTCGGCACTCATGCCGGATGCGCCGGTGGTATTCTGGTTCTGGGTGCTGGCCGTTGCAAACATCTGCAGATCCAGCTTCATGGTCTTGTCTTTCATAGCTTCCTCCTGTTAAAGTGTAATAACTTCACCCCGCATGACCCGCTTCTCCATCTCTTCCATTTCCTTGCGGCTCATGTGGGATACGTCGATCTTGGTCTGCACCGCGCCGCCGGGGCGGGTGCCATTCTCGCCGGGCCGGGCGTTGCGCTGCTGCATCCGGTTCACCACGCCCTGCTCCACCTGCCGGGCCGTGGCGGCCTGCTGCTGTTTCAGGATGTGATCAAAGTAGGCGCTGCGGTAGGCGTTTGTCATAGAAACGCCCGACCGCATCATCTTCTCCACCTCCGGGTTCGCCAGCACCTCAGCCATGTTGAAGTCGGGATACTGGGCTTTCAGCTGCTCCGCTTCCCGGTCCCATCCGGCCTGCAGCTCTGCAATGCGGGCCTGCTGGACACGCTGACGCTCCATCTGCTGGATCATCTGCTGCTGTTCGGTCAGGTGCTTGTTCTGGCTTTCCAGCTTGTCCAGCTCCCGGGCCGTCCTGGTGGAAACGCCCTTCTCCATGGCCAGCTTCTCGTAGTAGGCATCGTCTTTCACCGCGCCGTTCCGCACAGCCTCGGTCAGGGCCACCAGGTCGTTGGCATCCGTGCCGTACTTTTCCTGCAGCGCCTGCATCAGACCCTTCATGGCCGGGCTTGCTTCCAGCCGCCGGGTCGCTTCGGTCACGGCGTTCTGCATCAGCTCCTCGGTCAGGTCGGCATACTCTCCGCGCAGCAGCTCACCAAAGGCTTTCCGCCGCTCCTCCGGGCTCTTGGTCTTGCCTTCGCCCTTCTCCTCGCCGTCCTTGCCCTCGGCTTCGTTCTGGTTCTCTGCCGCTTCCTCGTCCAGCTCAGACTTTTCCTCACTGCCAAGGGCTCCCCCCTCGGGGGAGCTGGCGGCGCTCTGCGCCGACTGAGAGGGTGAGCCCTCTTCCCGGCTGCTCCGCTTCAGCACCCCGCTCCGCCGTGCCAGCCGCTCTTCTGCCGGCCGCAGGGCAGGCAGCTCAATGGCATTGCCTTCCCCGTTCGCACCCATCGTCTTGGCTCCCCTATTAGGGGAACTGTCGCCACCAGGCGACTGAGAGGTTCCGTCCCCGTTGGCACCTGTGCCCCCGTCTGCAAAGAGCTGCAAATCAATCGCATCCGCCTTGTCTGCGTGCATGTTGATGTACCGCACATGCTCCGGGTAGGCATCCGCCAGCAGGATCAGACCGTCTGTCACCAGCTCAAATTTTGCCAGGCTGTCAGTGCCCTGCTTTGCCTGTACCACCATCAGGTTCCGGTCATCGGCACAGTTCACGGTCCCGCTGTCCAGACTGTAGGCCAGCGTCTGCATCAGCGCGCTCACGGCAGCACATACAATGTCCTGCCCCTTGGGTGCAAAATCCGCGTGCCCCTCGGCCCGCAGGAACATCATGTCTCCCATCTCGTTGTAAGTAATCTGGATCATTCTATCGCTCCTTCCAAAATTTCCTCTAAACAGGGCTCCCTCCTTTGTGGGAGCTGCAAGCAACTGCACCGCAGGTGCATTGCGCGCTGAGAGGGTCATTTATTCGGATTATTCACGTTCATGGCCCGCTGTGCCGCCTGGGTGGCCAGGCTGTTGCCTCCGCCGCCCACCACAGCCCCCAGGCCGTTGGTTGCTGTCTTTGCGGTGGTCTGTCCGCTGCTGTCGCCGCCCGTGGTTCCGGCCGCCTGTGCAGCGGCCCCGGCCATGGCGCTCATGTTGGTGCCGTTCTGCTGGTCAATGATGGCGCTCAGCTTCTGCAGCTGCTCCATGGCCTGCTGCAGCTGGGTGTACAGGGTACCGTTCTGCTGCACCCGTTCCCGCACCTTTTCGATGCCCTCAAAGTCCATCATATCCAGCACCGCCAGCGCCGCGTCAGCGTTGGCCGGGGCAAACAGCCCCATCTGGTAGCACTCCTTTGCCGTCTCGTTCTGGGAAAGGCGGCTGAAGGTGCTCTTCTTGGCAGCCGATACCGTGATGTCGAACACCGGCTCGTGGCTGCCCAGCTCCACCCCGCCGATCATGCTACCCGGCTGGGGTTGCAGCATTGCCCCGGAGAACTGCACATACTCCGGCTGGCCGCTGTCGCCGGTAATGCGGTAGACCCGGCTCTCGTCGTAGAACTGCCGCATCAGGTCGATGATGAAATAGCACTCCTTTGCAAAGGCCCGGTAAGCGCTTTTCAGCATATCACGGGAGAGCTTCGAGCCAGCCTCCTGCAGCGCCGCAATGGCAGAAGCCGCAGTCAGGCCGCTGGTGGTGCCGCCCTGGGAAACATCCCGGTTACCGCTGATCTCCTTCAGCTCCGCCACTCTCGCGTCCCGGTAGGTGATCAGGTTGCCCGCCAGCCCCGCTGTCTGTAAGGGCCGCAGGGTCTCGTCCGTCACCCGCCCCGCCGCGTGGACGATGTCCTTGCCAAAATCGGCCAGCTCCTTCTCGTTGATGCCCGCACCGTCCTGGATGATGTACCGCGCCTTGGCCGAAAGCTTCACGTTCTCGTCCATGGCCGCGTTCATCTCGTCAATGGCGGTCTGGGTGTCCTTCATCACATCGATGTACCCAAAGCCCGCCGGGCTGTCCTCTTCCACAAACAGGGTATCGAACACAAAGGGGTACTTGCCGTGGTCGTAGAATCCCCGGTCAGCAAGGGCCGGGTCGTTCTCGCTGGCGTAGAGCACCACACCGTTGCAGAACTTGCAGTAGTGCAGCAGCGGCGGGCCGTCCTCCCGGGCCTTTTTGTAGTACCAGTCCACCACCACGCTCTTGTCCGAGGTGTCAATGCTCTGGTCGTGGATGTACTTTGCCACTTCCAGCGTGCTGCCGGTGTGGCCTTCCAGCTGGGGGTACTGGGCCTTCAGCTGTTCGTTGTCGGCCACCGCCAGGCTGAACAGGTTGGGGCTGTCCTGGATGTCCATCACGCCGGGCTCCCAGTACATCATCAGCAGATCCATGCTCTTGATGGAGATGTCTCCCACGCCGTTCCTTAACCCCGGGTCCCAGAAGATGCCCTTCACGCCGGTGCCCTGCTTGAGCTTGCGCCACCAGGTGTCGCTGTACACCTGCTCGTATTCTGCCTGTTCCAGCAGCACCGGCAGGATCTTGGAAAGCACCTTGGCGGTCTGCTCGTCGTCCGCTGCCCGGGGCAGCACGTTAGGCTCCGGGTAGTTGTCCATGGCATCCGCGTGCTTGTTGGCAATGCTGTTGAACAGCCACCCGCTGGAAGGTTTGGGCTTGCCCTCCATCATCTCGTTCTGGTAGTTGGCCCAGTGCTGCATCCGGAACCACAGCTCGTTGTCCACGATTCGCTTGTCCAGCGCCGCCTTGCCGGTCTTGTATCTCTGTAACAGCGCCGTGGCCTTCGCCACCTGCTCTGTGCCGATCACGTCGGTCATACTCTAAAAAACCTCGCTTTCTTCCCCAGCTCCAGCGGGTCATCCGGCATGGGCTGCACCGGCTCTGTCCGGGGCGGGCTGAGGGGATTCTCCATCAGCACATACCGGCACTCGTCGTAGATGTGATTCTCTTGGTCGGTGTCAATGTCCTCCACGTTGCTCTCGCTGTATACCAGGTTCGGGATGGTGCGGATAAAGTGCTTGCAGGTGTTGAACACCTGCAGCATGGGCCGCCCATCCGCCTGGAACGCCAGCCGGTAGTGGAACTGCATCTTTCCGGCGAGCCGTGTGTGGTCGCCGGGTGCCCAGTGCAAAAAGTTCGGGCTCTTCTCCTGCATCATGGCAATGCTCTCGCCCTGGCTCTCGTTGAAGATAGCCGGGTCGGCCACGCCCAGAATGGTGCGGCCCCGGAGCATGGGGTCGTTCTCTTCTGCTTCCCGGATCATCCTTGCCTGCTTCACAGGGTCAGCCTTGATGCCCTCGTTGGGGGTCCCGGTGCAGCCGTACAGCTCCCGGATGCGGTAAAGCCTGCCCTCTTCGTCCGCCGCATACCACCCCACGGAAAAGGGCTTCGAGTAGCCGAAATCGTACCCCCGCCAGATCTTCCAGTGTCCCGGGATGCGGAATGGGCGGATCACATGTGTCCACCGCTGGTCGTCGTAGTGGGCCGGGTCGTTCTTCCACTCGGTGAACACCTGCCCGGTAAAGCTGTCCCAGTCGCCGTAGAGCAGGGCTTTCTTCTCCGCTTCCGGCAGCGCAGCCAGCGTGCCCAGGTAGCCCGGGTCATTTTCCAGCAGAGCCGCGTTGTCAAACACGGTGCTGGGGATAAAGATGCGGGTCCGCCGCTGCATGATCTCCCTGCCGTCCGGGGCCCTGGCCTTTACCATCTGCACCATCCGGGTGCCGGGCGGGGCCGGGCTGACGAACCTTGCCTTCACCCATCCGTGGCCGATGCCGCCGGGGTTGGCCGTGGCCCGGGTGTAGACCCGGGTATCGGGGCCGTTTGGTCGGTTTCGGCTCAGCAGGTAGCTGTACTCTTCCCAGGTGAAATGGGTCAGCTCGTCAAAGCCGATAAAGTCGTAGGCCTGGCCCTGATAGTTGTACTTGTCCTGGGCGTGGTTCAGACTGCCAAAATAGATCTTTGCCCCGCTGGGGAAGGTCCAGCAGTGTGTGCTGCTGTTGTACCGGGCTTTTGGGAATACTGGCTTGTAATACCGCATGGTCTTGTCAATGAGCTCCCGCAGCTGGGGAAACGTCTTTCGGATGATGAGCCCCCGATAGTGTGGGATCTCCACCTGCCTCAGGGCCTCGATCACCAGCGCGTCGCTCTTTCCGCCGCCTGCGGCCCCGCCATACAGCACTTCGTTCTCGGTGCGCTGCATGAACCGTGCCTGGGCAGGCTGCGGTGACCAGATCACCGGTCTGCCGTCACGCATCCTCTGTGCCGCCATCCACTTCCACCTCCTGCTTGCCGTCCGCGTCTCCGGCTGCCGCAATCTCCACCATCGGCGGGCCGCTCTCGCTGTCGGTGTTCTCCGCCGGGGCCATGGCAGCAGCCTTTTCGGCCACTTCCATCAGCACCTTGGCCACACCGGCCGCGTTCTTGTCGCTCATCACCCGGCCCTCGTACCGCTCCAGTTCGGCGTTCAGCCGCCTGCGTTCCGTGTCATCCAGCTGCCTGTCGTAGCTGCCCGGGCTTGCATACACCACAAGGCCGGTCTCGGTGGCATCCGCCAGCTCCTCCGGGTCGTCCTTCAGCAGGGTGCCCACGGCAAAGTCCCGGGCCCGGGTGTCCTCGTCCAAACGCCGGTGCAGCCTCTCCGTGATCTGCGCCGCCCGCTGGCTCTCAGCGGGCCCGGCCCTGCAAAAAGGTCACCTGTGCCCGCACCCCCAGGCTTGCCCGGATGGCGATCTCCCGCGCGGCTTCCTGCCGGGCCTTTGCAAAGGCATCACTGCGGCCTGCCTCCTCGCTCATCCAGCTGCGGATTGTCGATTCCGGCACGCCGTACTTCTTCGCCACAGCGCAGATGGAGGTTGAGCCCAGCATGGCCATTACCACCTCGGCCCGGAACGCCGCCGGGTATTTCTTTCCCCGCTGCTTCCCGGCCACCGTGTTCTTGCAGTACGCCCGCTTCTTCGCCAACTCTCTCACCTGCCTTTGCAAATAGCCTATCACGTCTCGCCCGCTCAAAATACCCCGGACATTTGCCCGCCGGGCAGCAGCCCTGCATCCGCTGCACACACTGCCACGGTGCTCAGGGCTTCCAGCTCTTTGGTGTAGTAGGTCGTTCGCCCCACATACAGCCGGGCGATCACCTTTTCCTCGGGCAGACCTTGCAGGTAGCGCAGCCGCAGCAGCTGGGCGCATACCGGGTCATTGCGGTCGTACCAGGCCAGCACCGCCCCGATCACCTGCGCCCAGGCAGCACAAACAGACCCCTCGCCATATCGGCGCAGAGCCTTCCGGGTCGCTTTCTTCTGCTCTTTTGTCACCGCTCCACCTTCTTTTCGCATGGGTATAACGCGCAAAATACCGGTGTTTTATCTGTCAGGTGCGAAGAATCGCAGCCTCCCGCCGACGCAGGATCACATAGCATTGCGGTTCCAGCCGTTCCCAGCCGGTTCCTTCCCGCTTCGGGCTCTCATGCAGCCCGCCGGGCTCCAGCACGATGCACTTTTCCATCTTCCAGCCGGGAAACCGCTGCTCCCACCACTGGGCATCGTTCTGCTTTTCCCCGCAGGCGGCCCGCAGCTGTTTCCGGCTCCATCTGCCATCGTTGGGGGCCTGCTCAATGGCCGGGCGCAGGTTGGCTGTTTCCACCCACAGCCGCTCCTTGTGGCCGTAGAGGTAGCCCACCGTGCCGTATTCGCCCTGCCCGCTCTTGCCCAGCAGCTTTTTCATGTCGATTCGGTCCACGTTCATGGTTCCCAGCGGCTCAAACTCGTTGGAGCCGGGGATACGCCGCCGCCACAGATCCTCCAGCATCTCCCGCCACTCCCGGCGCTGGGCTGCGGTCAGGCCCGGGCATTCCGCAAAACCGTGCATGTGCAGCCGTCCTGCTTCTCCCTTGCGCACCGCCACCAGCATCAGGCGGATGTCCTCCCGCCTTGCCCCGAACCGCTTGCAGGTGGCCGCCATCACCCGCCTCTTGTAGTTCTCCACGTCTCTCCGGCAGGCCAGAATGTCCTCCGGCAGAAATGGATCCTCGTATGTACCGGTCAGGAACATTCCCGCCGGACTGAAATTTGTCAGCGCCTTTCTCTGGCGCTTGCGCAGGGAATCCATTTTGTTCTTCGCCTTCTGCCCCTCGCTGGATTCCTTCCGCTTCTTGCCCCGGCCCCGGTGTTCCTGGGGGATGATGGAGAACACTCCGACTGCCATGTAGTCATCCCCGCACTGGTATTTTTTCTCTCGGATGTAGTTACAGCGCATCCCGGTGCCCTCCTGCTGGCTTTCACTTTCTGCTGATAGTCTCTTTCCCGTGACCCCACCGTCACAGAAATAACTGGTATACTAGCTCCCCAAAGAGGGCCCTTCCCCCTCTTTCTTTATAAAGGTATTATGAAACGTAACGGATACGGTGGACGTGTCAGGTCCATCGTATCCGTTGCTCTTCATAATAAATTACGGTGTTGCCGGTTTTCCTTTTTCCGCCCAGTAGCCGTAGGTCAGCTCCGGCTTTCCGATCTTCCGGGCCTTCTCGTTGTAGATCATCAGATCATGCACGTCGTAGGCCAGGGGGCTGGGGTCGATCACGCCGCCAATGGGCTTGCGCTTCACCTTTACCGGCTGATCCGGCCGCTTTATGGGGTGCCTGATCCGTTTCTGGCACAGCTCCATCTCCATCCGCGCAACGCCGCCGGGCTTGTACACGCCGCCCCGCTTGCGGTAGCACTCGTGCACCGTGCCCTCGCTGCCAAACAGGCCCCTGTCCTTCAGCTCTGCCGCCGTGCCTTTGCCCAGCAGGATGCCGTCCGCACCGTAGCAGCTGTACACCCGCACCATTCGGGTCTCGGCCCGCTCGTCCGCACTCAGTCCCTCTGCCCGGGCTCTCTCCACCCGGTCGTCCTTTGTGCTCTTCCGCTCCATTTTCCATCGGTAGTTCTTCGGGCTGGGCTTCTTGCACTTTTCCAGATTATTCCAAACGCTGCTCAGTTTGTTCACATCGGGAAAATATCCCTGCTCCACCAGCTCCACGCTGGTGCCCTTGGCCACCACCTCGCCGGTGTCCCAGTCCATCAGGGTGTACACCCATCTGCATCCACTCTGCATTTTATAGTCTCCTCCTTCCCGCCGGAGCCATGGCCGCTGCCATGGCATCCGCACATTTCTGCCGGACACTCTCTTCGTTCAGCACATTCAGGCTCTGGCGGCAGGCATTGCGGCCCGCTGCCATCATCACAGCCCGCTTCAGAAACTCCGTTTCCTGCTCCTTATAGCTTCGGCTCATGGTCTGCACTGTCTTTTCATCGTCCACGTTCTCCACCACGATGTCCTCAGTCTGCAAGGCATCGCAGGCGCAGCGCCGCAGCTTTTCCATGGCCACATCCAGCCCGTCCGTCTTGCCCCACTCATTCAGCTGCTCGTAGTTGTGGCGCATCTCTGCATACAGCCGGTTCAGCCGTTCGGCTCCAAACCCCAGCTCCTGCACACAGGCCAGCGCCATCAGCTGCCAGGCCATGGTCGCCGCCCGGTCGCCCACCATTTTCAGCTGCTGCTCCCGCCGGGTGCGGGGTGTCCGCAAAGCAGGCACCCGGAATTCCGTCGGCACGCCCTTGGGGATCGCCTCCGCCCGCAGCCGCCGGGCCTTCTCCGTCTGGGGCATCCCGTTCTTGTCCGGCTGCATCACCACAGCCAGGCTCTGGCTGCCCAGCAGCTCCTTCCGTCTGGTGATCCGGTCAAGCCGGGTGCGGCCCAGCCCCCACAGCTCATGTAAGGCGATCTGCCCGCACCAGCAGGTCAGCTGCACCACGCTGTCCTGGGTCAGGTCCATCTCTGCCGAAAGGCTCATCTTTGTTTTCATGGTAACTTCTCCGTTCTTCATATTCCCCGCACGCCCGGTTCCGGCCTGCACATGCCAGGCACCGGCTCCGGGTGATCTCAAATACATGTACACACTGGGTCTTATCCATCAGGGTTCCCCGGTCTCTGCCATCATGGCGGTCAGTTCGCCCAGCATCCCGCTCACCGTGCGGGAAAGAACGTTGATCGCATCCTCCTGCAGGTCGCCGGGCAGGGCCCTCACCGCAAAGCCCGCGTTCACCATCTCGTCCTTCAACCGGGTGTTGATCCGGCTCACCTCGGCCCAGAGCTTCGCCTCGTCCGGGGTCATCTTCCGCCGCCCGGGCCGCACAACGCCCTTGATCATGGCCGTCAGCTCGTGGAACTCCTCGTCAGTCAGGCTCCTGTCATTCCCGGCCTCGGCAATGGCCCGCGCCCGGTCGCTGGGCGTTCCCGTCCGCAGGATGTTCTTGTAATCTTCCAGCGTCATTTCTGTTCCCCCGCATTCATACCGTTCAGCGCGGCAATAAATTTTGCTTCTTTGCCCTCGTACCCTTCCGTTACCTTAAAGCCTTCCGTGTCCGTCAGCAAATCCTTAATAAGTTTCGCCGCCTCGTCGGCAAATAACGGGTCAGTAGAAATGGGGCCTAAAAGCTTCCGTGCAACACCCACAAAGCACCGGGCAGCACATGTCAGAACTTCGTCCAGGCTCTCATGCTCAGCTTCCACCGCCAGCATCATCTGACCCTTGACTGTCTTTTTAATTTCAATCCGTACCATCCTTACCCCACCTTTCTGCCGCAGACGGCCTTCTTCACCGTGTTCTCCGGCACCTTGTGGATCTTCTGCGGTTCCTTCCGCTGCTCCGCCACCAGGCCCAGCCCGGCCAGCGCCAGGGCTGCACACCCCAGCACGATGGCCAGCAGCGTGTAGCCCAGCATTGCCCAGCCGTCGGCCGCATTCTCAATGGCCCCGCCGCAGCCTGCCGCAGCCAGTCCCAGCACAATGGCACCGGCGCTCAGCACGCTGCCCGTGATCTTCTTTTTCATTTGCAAATCCTCCCACTCTGTGTTAAACTTCTGGTGATGGGCAGTCAAAAACCATCACCCTGGTTGGCTCGTCGGTGTTCCAGCACCGGCGGGCCTTTTTCTTCTTTCTTCCTTCCAGCGTTCATAATCCTCCCGGACTTCCGGCCGCTGGAACTCACGTTGCACCGCGTCAAAAACGATCTGCGCTACGTTCTGCCGCTCGTACTGTGGTATCGTCCGCACGTCCAGCGTAGGTATTCCGCAGCCTGTCAGCTCTGCTCTCCGTCTCTTCATCTTCTCTTCTCCGGCTCACAGCCATTCGGCGCAGATGGTCTCCACCACAGGCTTTGCAAAGCCGATCAGCTCATCGCCGCGCTTTGCGGCCACGACTGCCGGGCCCACCAGCTCTGCCGCCGTCATCTCACTGGCGCGCTGGTTCGTCAGGTGGCGCTCCTTCATCAGCCCTTCCTCGTTCACCAGCAACAGAATGCCGTCCACGTCCTTCTCCCGCGCCCACTCGGCGCTCAGCAAGGCGGGCACCGGCTCGATCGGCCCGCCCACCAGCTTCTGCAGGGTCTCCAGCTTCATGCTGTCACCATCATCACACTTCATGTTGAATGCCCGGTTCTTCGCCGGGATCACGATCATATAACGGTCCACTCCTTACTCCTCCTTATTGGCATATCCGGCCTTCTCGGCCTCCTCCACACTCACATCGTCGAACACCCCTTCCAGCGCCAGCAGCACCCGGCGCTGTGCTGTAGGCCTCAGCCCCGCCCGGCGCATTGCGATCAGGCAGTAGCCCATGCAGGCCGCGTTGCTCCACGGGCCATTGATGTCCTTGATGGCCGCCATAATTTCTTCGTATCCCATGCTTTTCTTCCTTTCATGCGCTCTTTTTTGGGTCGGTGGGCTGAGATCGGAAAAGGTATTCCATTCTCAGCCCTGGGAACAGCACATTCCGAACACGCTCAGCTTCCGGATATGTGAAATCCGTTTCCCCGTTGATTTTGTTCCTAGCAGTTTTCTCTGAGCACCCGATCGTTGCCATAATGTCTTTCACTGTCAGGCCATTCCGTTGCATTTCAGCTTTCAGATTATCCATCTCTAATCCTCCGTTTCATTCATATTTTACCTTTAACGGTAATTCTTAATGCGATTGTACACCCTTACACGGTAAAAGTCAACCCTCTTTCAGAATATTTTTATCTTATTCGGTAATTTATTATTGACAGTGCACTTTCTTCTTCTTATAATAGAGGTAAAGCACCAGGAAGGAGATTTTTACCATGTGGCTTGATAATCTAAACCGTATTAAAAAGAGCAGTGGTATGACGATTGAGCAGATTTCGGAAGCATCCGGTGTGCCCAAGGGCACACTAAACAAGCTCTTTGCAGGTCAGACAAAAGACCCTCAGTTATCCACCGTTTCCGCTGTGGTTCACTGCATGGGCTATACTCTCGACGATTTATCCGATGATGCCGCAAACGGTAAAATCCAGCTCACCCCCGCCCAGACTGCCCTGCTGGACAACTTCGACCAGCTGAACGAAGAGGGCCAGACCAAGGCACTGGAGTATGTTGAGGATCTGGTTCTCACCGGACGTTATAAAAAAGCTGATGCGCATGGCGTGGCTGCAAAGGAAGCATAAAAAATAACCGCCTTGGTCACCCAAAACGGTTAAGTTGTATAGGGAGGAATTCTCATGGGAGAATTTTCTTTTTCGGATCATAAGTACATCCGTGAATTTGAGGACGCGCTCAACTCAATTTCTGTGGAAGTTCGTCCTGCCAGTAACATGGCTGTCTTATCTGATGATTTTGCCACGCGCAAACCCTACTGGACTTGGCTTCGGCACAAAGCCATTGGTCAACTAAAAGGAAACCCTCATCTTATTATGGAGTTCTTTGGTCTAAGAGACATCCCTGCTCCCGATATTTTCGCATGGTATTGCACAATTTACCACTCATTCCAGTTTCTCTGGTCAAGCTCTTCTTGTTTTTCCGATAACAAGCCCACTCAATGGGGTATCACAATCTTAAATTTTTTACATACTCTTACTATTGATTACGGAGTTGATGAAAAATTTATCTCTAAAAAATCAGCTCTATCGCTTTATACAGCACTCGTATCGCCCGATTTATTTTCTTCTATTCCCAATATAGATAAAAATTCTCCTTCTAGCTACTCACAACGCAAGGCAGCGGGCACAAATGAAACTATAATGGGTTGCGGTTGCTTAACTGCGATTTTAGTTTTGATAGTTGTCATTGTTTTCTTCTTTGATTAATCATACTAATATTTGAGGTTCAGGATAAGGACGCATAAAAAATAACCGCCTTGGTCTGGATTGAAGCGGTTAGGTTGTATATGAAGGAGTGATCACAAATGAGGAAGAAACTTCTATCTGCAAGTCTCAGTATTATCATTGTTGTTTTACTTTTAGTCGGTTGCGGCAGTTCCGATTCGTCTGGCGGTACTATGGCAAGCGGTTCTTGGACATCTGGACAAACATCAATCAAACTTCTTGGTGCATCATGGTATGCTGAAAACGGTTATATCCATGTTTTTTACAGCATTGAAGCAACCAATAAGAGTTCTCGTTCTTTTGACGGTTCCTCCTTTAACATCACCTGCCTCGATGAAGAAGGCCGGGGTTTGGATTTTTCCTCAGGGTACATAGTGCCTATTGCCCCCGGTGATACCATTCGATTCTCAAATTCGCTCAAATATTTTGGTCGTGCGCCAACATCTGTCGATCTTCGTTTTATGGACAATATTGGTATGTATTCTGACGATTATATACCTTATCAGTCAGCGTTCCAAATTAGCAGTATTTCCACATCCTCCAGCAATGATTTTTATACAGTTTCCGGCACTGTTACAAATAATAGTACTGAAAAACAGGGCATTATGATATCTGCTATTTTTGCACAAAAAGGTGAGATTATCGGTGGATATTTCACTTATGCAGATCCATTGGACACAGGTGAATCCGAGTTATTTTATATTCTTGCACCACGAGCTTTTGAAGGATGCGACTTATATGCAGTTACAGCAAATGCATATTAACATCTTTCTTAGTTCACTTCTACGCATCCTTTTCTACTACACAAAAATAACCCCGCCAGTGCGCCAACACCAGCGGGGTTCCTCATAAGAAAACATTCCACCGTCTTGCTATGTGAGGAGGTGCAGCCGGGGACTTCACGACCCGGTCTGCACTTTTATTGTAGCATGATCCCCCTCAGAACACAATCCGACAAAAAAGAATCCCCGGCAGCTCTGTACGATAGAGCCGCCGGGGCCAGATGGGGAATCTGTCTGTCGGAGAATAATCATAGGATAAGAAAACACGCCTGCTGAGCAATTTCATTGTACCATGATCCTGCTCAGCGCACAAGCTGAGGAAAACCATGAAAAAGAAATTTTCTTCTGTACCCGAACCGGATATTCAGGACGCGGTGATCTATGCACGTTACTCTTCCCATTCCCAGCGAGACTGTTCCATTGAGCAGCAGGTGGCTGACTGCGAACTTTTTGCGCAGCAAAACGGCCTTCGGGTCGTTAGGATCTACGCCGATCGGCATCTGTCCGGCACTACCGATAACCGGCCCGAGTTCCAACAGATGCTGAAGGATGCGGCCCACGGCCACTGGCCCTTCGTGATCTGCTGGAAGATCGACCGCTTCGCCCGCAATCGGTACGATTCTGCCACTTATAAATACAAGCTCAAAAAAGCTGGTGTCCGGGTTCTCTATGCAAAGGAATCCATCCCGGACGGCCCCGAGGGTATCCTGCTGGAATCCGTTCTGGAAGGTTCTGCCGAGTATTATAGTGCATCTCTTGCTCAGAACATCCGCCGCGGGATGCGCTTCAATGCCGAGAACTGTAAAGTAAATTCCGGCTCTATCCCTTTCGGGTACTGCAAGGGGCCGGATGGCCGCTTTGCGATTCACGAGACGAACGCCGAGATCGTCCGGGAGATTTTCCGCAAAGCCGCTGCTGGTGTGCCTTTTGTAGACATTGCCACTGAGCTGAACAATAAAGGCCTGAAAACCAGTCGTGGCGGACGTTGGAACAAAAACAGTTTTGTCCTGCTGAAAAATGAATCCTACATCGGTGTCTACCACTTCTCCGATATCCGCATTGAGGGTGGAATGCCAGCAATCATCGACCCGGGCACATTCCTGGCCGCGAATGAGCGGATGAACGCCAATCGCCGCGTCCGGGGCCGCCACCATGATGGCGGAGATTATCTGCTGACCGGAAAGCTGAAGTGTGCCCACTGTGGTTCTTATATGATCGGCTTTTCCGGTACCGCGAAGAATGGCGAATCTCACTACTACTATGGCTGTCAGAAGCGGCGGCGGGAGCGGGCTTGCAAAAAGGCCAACGTGCCCCGCGAGTGGATTGAGCGGGTGGTCGTGAAGGCTGCTCTGGACTACGTCCTCCGGCCTGACGTGATGGAGTGGATCACAGATGCCGTGATGGAGTATCAGGAGCGGGAAGCTGCTTCGTCGCAGCTGGCTGCTCTTACCGCCGAACTGGAAGAGAATCAGAACGCTACCGATAATTTAATGCGCGCCATCGAGGCAGGCATCATCACTGCAACCACAAAGCAGCGCCTGCTGGATCTGGAAACCAAAGCTAAAGATCTGAAGCGCGCCATTGAGTTAGAGAAGCTGAGCCATGTCCGTCTGGAGCGTGAGCAAATTCTCTATTGGCTGGAACAGTTCCAGGGCGGCAGCTTGCAGAGCCAAGAGTTCCGGCGTAAAGTCATCGATACCTTTGTCTCAGTGGTCTACCTGTCCGATGATCACTTAAGGATCGCCTTTAATTATTCCGGACAAAACCGTTCCGAGGCCGATTTTAACCTTATCATGGATGCAGAAACCGCTTCCGCAGATTATCCAATCAATTCGTTCAGTCTCCCGTTATCTCCACCAGACAAGAAAAATCCGAACCTCTTTCCGTTGGAAAAAGGTTCGGATTTTTTCGTTTGCCGTATTTCTTACCGCGTCATTTTCATTTCCAGTCTCAGCAGCGCGGCTTTTTTATCGATGCCGCCTGCATATCCGGTCAGGCTGCCGTTTGCTCCGACAACGCGGTGGCAGGGAATGATGATAGAGATCACATTGTGA